GCTATTGTTCCAGTTGACACAACTTTTAATCCCGAAATTACTGGTTCTTATGATATTCTCTCAATGCGAACCGGAAAAATTTTGGAATGGTATCCGAGTCATGTTAAGGTTCGTGTTTATAATGAGAAAACAGGTCGTAAAGAGGATATTGTGTTACCGAAGAGTACGGTTGGTATTGTAGAAAATCCTCTATACGCTGTTATTAATGAACCAAATTCAACTATGCAGCGACTTATTCGTAAACTTAACCTTTTGGATGTTGTAGACGAACAAAGCAGTTCTGGTAAGTTGGATTTGATTATTCAATTGCCATATATTATTAAGACTGAGGCAAGGCGTCAACAAGCTGAAAAACGGCGTCAAGATATAGTAGACCAATTAGCAGGTTCAAAATATGGTATTGCTTATACTGATGGTACAGAGCGTATTACGCAGTTGAATCGTCCAGTAGAAAACAATCTAATGAAACAGATTGAATACCTAACGAGCATGCTATACAGCCAGTTAGGAATCACTCAGAGTATATTAGATGGTACTGCTGACGATAAAACAATGCTCAATTATTACAACCGAACAATTGAACCTATTCTCTCGGCTATTGTTGATGAAATGAAACGAAAGTTTCTAACTAAAACAGCTCGATCACAATTACAGTCGATTTCATTCTTTAGAGATCCGTTCAAGCTTGTTCCAGTTAGCGACATTTCAGAAATTGCAGATAAATTTACACGCAACGAGATTATGACCTCGAATGAGATTAGACAGATTATTGGAATGAAGCCATCGGATGACCCTAAAGCTGATGAACTTAGGAATAAGAATCTGAGTCAACCTAATGATGATCAGGTCTACCCATCAAATGATGCGACTGAAGAAAAGATCGAGATGTTAAATAATGAATTAAAGGAAGGTTAATAATATGAGAAACGAAGTTTATGCTAGTTATCACGAAAAATTTGTTAAAAATACAATTATATATGCGTCGTTGGATACTAATTTATTGTATTTTTCAAAAGACATGACCCCTAAAGATTTAGTGTCTAAAAAAGAACTTAAAAACCTATTCGAAAAAGGCTTGATAATCGACGACGGCCGCAATCTTTACAAACCGGTCAAACTATCAAAAAATCCAGAGACAAACGAATACAACGTTGTTGTTTATGATGAAACTGGATCTTATGTCTTTTCTTCAGAAGATGGCGAAGTATTCCCATTGTCTCCAACTTATAACGCAGATACAAGAGTTATAACTATACCAGATCAAGACGGAGTGTTGTATTTTAAGGATTCTTCAGAGACCCCTCTGGTTCCTGGCGTCCAAACAGCATTAGCAATTGGGGTCGAAAGTGTTACTATTACGGCTAAACCAGCTGAAGGTTATAAATTTGACCCCGAATCCGTATTTGTGTGGGAATTCGACACAAGAATAGAAGTAACACCTGCTGCGCCTACTTTTAACAATTCTACCGGAATTATAACAATTCCTTTGGAAACCGGATGCATTTATAAAATAGGCGATCTAGTTATGCAATCCGGTCCACAAGATCCAATAGCTAAAGACACGGAAGTTGTTGTTACCGTTACTCCAGATGAAGGTTATAAATTCTCAGCTGGGTCTGTAACACAATGGACGTTCGAATGGACAAATTAATTTATAAAGGAGGAAAATTCAAAATGAAGACGTATGATTTCAGCGGCTGGGCTACCCGTAACAATCTTAGATGCTCTGATGGAAGAACTATCATGAAAGACGCATTTAAACATAATGACGGGCAGACGGTTCCTCTTGTATGGAATCACCAGCACAACGATCCTCTAAACGTTCTTGGGCACGCTTTGCTTGAGAATCGCGACGAGGGTGTCTATGCGTATTGCAAATTTAATGAAACAGAATCTGGGAAAAACGCAAAGCTTTTAGTTGAGCATGGGGATGTATCAGCTCTTTCCATTTATGCAAATCGGTTGAGGCAGCAGGGCTCTAATGTTATACATGGAGATATTCGTGAGGTTAGTCTTGTTTTGGCAGGAGCAAATCCCGGGGCATTTATTGATTCTGTCATAAGACATGGCGAAGAGTCTGATGATGAAGCTATTATCTATACTGGTGAAGATATTTATCTATGTCATGCCGATGAAAAATCCGAAGACGAGGAAACCATTGCCGACGTCTTCAATACCCTTACCGAAAAACAGAAAATGGTAGTTTATGCAATAATCGGACAGGCTCTTGAAGAAAAAGGAGAGTCTGAAGATGATGATAATAATGATTCTATAAGACATAGCAAAGAGTCTGATGATGAAACTGTTGCTGACGTATTCAACACTCTTACCGAAAAACAGAAAATGGTAGTTTATGCGTTGATTGGACAGGCGCTTGAAGGAACCAATACATCTGAAGAAGATGATGATAATGATAATGATTCTAAAGGAGGAAATAAAACTATGAAACATAATGTATTTGATAATGAAGATGTTAAGTATGATGTTCTAAGCCATTCCGATATGGAAGCGATCTTTGCCGATGCTAAGCGTTACGGAAGTCTTAAAGACAGTGTTCTCGCACATGGTATCGAGCATATTGACTATCTGTTCCCGGATGCAAAAACAGTTACAAATACCCCTCAGTTCATTCAGAGGGATATGGGATGGGTTCAGAAGGTTATGAACTCCGTTCATCACACTCCCTTCTCCCGTATCAAGTCTGTTCTGGCTGATATTACAGAGGATGATGCCAGGGCTAAAGGTTACATCAAGGGTAATCTCAAGAAGGATGAAGTATTCACTCTGCTGAAGCGTACAACCACTCCGACTACCATCTATAAGAAACAGAAGCTGGATCGCGATGATGTAGTTGATATCACAGATTTTGATGTTGTGGCATGGCTTAAGTCCGAGATGCGTATGATGCTGGATGAGGAAATTGCCAGAGCCATTCTTGTTGGCGACGGCCGTCTTAGCTCTTCAGATGACAAGATTAACGAGCAGAACATTCGTCCTATTTGGAAGGATGATGATCTGTATACCATTAAGGCTCCTGTAACCGTGGCGGCGAACGCAACCGCTGACCAGAAGGCAAAAGCATTCATTCGCGCAGCCATTAAATCCCGCAAGAACTACAAGGGTTCCGGCGAGCCAACCCTGTATACCACTGAGGATGTTCTTACCGATTGTCTGCTTCTGGAAGACTCCACTGGTCGAGTTATATACGATTCCGTTTCTAAGTTGGCTACAGCTCTTCGTGTGAAGGAGATAGTTACAGTTCCTGTAATGGAAAATCTCAGCAGAGTCGACAATGGTGTTACATATAATCTTATGGGTATTATTGTCAACTTGTCCGATTACAATGTCGGTGCTGATAAAGGTGGAGCCGTTAACATGTTCGATGATTTCGATATCGACTACAATGCTCAAAAGTACCTTATTGAGACTCGCTGCTCTGGTGCTTTGATTAAGCCTTACTCTGCTATCGCATTGGAACTCACAGTCGAGGAAGTGGCCCAAGGTTAAAATCTATTTAACCAACTAACATTCGAAGGTTAATTAACAAAGGAGGAGAATTCAAAATGGCGAAATGGTACGGAGTAATTGGTTATGCTAAAACAGTGGAAACGAAGCCTGGCGTATGGAAAGAGCAAATAACTGAGAGAACATACTATGGAGATCTTGTTCGAAATACTCGTAATCTTCAAACGGCTGATCAACTCAACGACAACATCAATGTTGCAAATGAGATTAGCATTATATCCGATCCATTTGCCAATCAGAATTTTCATTCGATGCGATACGTTGAGTTTATGGGTGCTAAATGGAAAATTACAAATGTTGAAGTTCAGTACCCAAGACTAATACTGACTATAGGGGGTGTATATAATGTCCAGTAGGCTAGAACTACAGACTTTGCTAGAGGAATTACTCGGAAGTCGAAATGTATATTTTCAACCCCCTGAGTCAGTAAAGATGAAATACCCCGCCATTGTTTACGGTCTCGATAATATTGAGAACTCGTTTGCAGATGACGTGGTTTATTCATCTAAGAAAAAATATTTGGTAACCGTTATCGATGATGATCCAGATAGTCTGATAGTGGATAAGGTCGCAGCTTTACCTACTTGTCGATTTAATCGGAATTTTCAATCGGACAATCTAAATCATAATGTTTTCATTCTATATTTTTGATTGAAGGAGGATAAAAAATATGTCTAAACTTGTTTGGGATAAAATTGGAGAACGTTTTTACGAAACCGGTGTTAAAAAGGGAGTTCTTTATCCTCAGGGGGAAGGAGGTACTTATCTGAAAGGCGTTGCCTGGAATGGTCTTATATCCGTTACCGAAAGTCCTTCCGGCGCTGAGCCAACGCCTATATATGCTGATAATATCAAGTATCTTAATCTCATGTCTGCCGAGGAGTTCGGTGCCACTATCGAAGCTTATACCTATCCTGATGAATTTGCTCAGTGCGATGGGTCTGCCGAGGTTGCAACAGGTGTTATGATTGGACAGCAGTCCCGTAAACCCTTTGGTCTTTCTTATGTTACCACTCTCGGCAACGATGTTAAGGGTGATGATTACGGCTATAAGCTTCACATCATTTATGGCGCGCTTGCAGCTCCTTCAGAGAAGGATTATTCCACTATCAATGATAGTCCAGAAGCTATCACTTTCTCTTGGGAAGTTACCACCACTCCTGTTTCCGTGACTGGTTATAAACCAACTGCTTCCATCACAATCGATTCTACCAAGGTCGACGCTGCTAAACTGGCAGCTTTGGAAGAAATTCTGTATGGTAAAGATCCGTCAACTCCTGAAAGTACCGACGGGGTCGATCCGAGACTTCCTCTGCCTGACGAGATCATTACTTTGATGTCCTCTGCTGCGGGCTAATATTGTTCATAATTAAACTTATTTTGGGAGTCGTATTCAGGATTATCGGCTGGCGGCTCCCATATTTTATTATTATTCGAAAGGAGAATAATTATCATGTTAAAAAAAACCATTACTTATACCGATTATAACGGTTCTGAACGTACTGAAGACTTCTACTTTAATCTTTCCAAGGCTGAGCTCATGGAAATGGAAATGAGTACAGCAGGTGGTTTGGCTGAAACGATTCAGAAGATTGTTGCTGCTCAGGACGCCCCGGCAATTATTAAGATTTTCAAAGAGCTGATACTTAAAGCATATGGAGAAAAGAGCCCGGATGGTAAGAGGTTTATTAAATCGGATGAGATCTCGACGGCATTTTCTCAGACTGAGGCATACTCTAAACTGTTCATGGAATTAGCCACAGATGCCGATGCTGCGGCTAAGTTTGTGAATGGTATTATTCCGGCAGATTCAGGTAATATAACTAAGTAAAATATCGGAGGGTTGAGGAATGCTTCAAATTACGATACCAGCCGTTGAACTATGGGACGAGCGGAAACAGGAATTCGTTACCACAAAAGAGCAGACATTACAACTGGAGCATTCCCTCGTCTCTCTTTCAAAATGGGAATCCAAATGGTGTAAACCATTTCTAACAAAACAAGAAAAAACCTTTGAAGAAACTTTAGATTATATAAAATGCATGACAATCACACAAAACGTGGATCCAGAAGTTTACAATCATCTTACAAATGAAAACATTGAAGAGATTAACAAGTATATAGAAGCTCCAATGACGGCAACTTATTTTTCAGATGATAAAACAGCAAAATCAAGCAGGGAACAGATAACGGCAGAGCTTATCTATTATTGGATGATCGCGTTAAATATACCATTTGAGTGCCAAAAATGGCATCTTAACCGTCTTCTTACTTTAATTAAAGTTTGCAATATTAAAAATCAGCCTCCAAAAAAGAGAAGCAGAAAAGAAATTATGAGCAGAAACGCTGCTTTGAATGCTGCTCGTAGAAAACAATTGAACACAAGGGGATGAGGCGATGAACAACAAACAACAAAAACACTATAAAGCGTGGCTTACAACCTTTACAAAAAAAGCAGTTGCAGTAATTCTTATTATCTCATTAATAGATTTACAGCTATCATACGTACTTGCTTTTATGGGTAAAGAGCAAATTGCAGAATCACTTTCTAGCACCATCGCCAATACCATCATCGGAGTAATGCTTGGATATTTCTTAAAAGCTCTTTTCGAAACATTCTTTGAAGAACGTGAAAAGAGATTAAATAAAAAACTCGAACAAAACCGTTCGTCTGAAGAAGACGAGTCGGTTGAATAAAGGAGATTTATCATGCCTATTTATTTTTTAACTACAGCACTTTTAATTGTTTCTGTTGTAACAAATCTAACGGTCGAAGGAATCAAGAAGCTTCTTGACGGAACAAATATTAAATATTCTTCTAATTTTTTGGCCGCTATTTCTTCAGTTATAATTGCTTGTGCTGTTTGCGTCATCTATATCATCATGAATGACATTGTCTTTTCTTTGAAGATCGGAATTGAGATTGTTATTCTTATGTATCTTGGATTCCTTACCTCAACGGTTGGTTATGACAAAGTGGTTCAAATGATTAAACAGATTCAAAGAATCAAGGAGGAATAATCATGAGTAATAGCCCTTTGGTTAGTTATACCAAAATTAGTCCAAACAAGACCAGCCCTAGAAACCATAAAATTGACACTATCACAATTCATTGTGTTGTCGGACAATGCTCAGTGGAGACTCTTGGTGATATTTTCGCATCTGCTTCTCGTAAGGCATCTTCTAATTATGGTATTGGTTCTGACGGTCGGATCGGAATGTATGTCGAAGAAAAAGACCGTTCCTGGTGCTCTTCTAACGCTGCTAATGATCACCGAGCAATTACCATAGAGTGTGCCAGCGATAAAACTCACCCTTATGCTATCAATGATAAAGTTTATAAGGCTTTAATAGAACTGTTAGTCGATATTTGCAAACGAAATGGTATTCCAGAACTTAAGTGGAAAGCTGATAAATCTTTAATTGGTCAGCCAGATAAACAGAACATGACTGTTCATCGATGGTTTGCTAATAAGTCTTGTCCCGGGACATATCTCTACAACAAGCATCCTGAAATCGCGGCGGAAGTCAATAAACGGCTTGGGGTTAATGATGCTACAACGGTTCAAACGGATACATTCGAACCTTATCGCGTCAATGTAACTATTTCAGATTTAAATATTCGCAAAGGTCCTGGAACTAATTACGCTAAAACTGGAAAATACACCGGAAAAGGCGTTTTCACTATTGTAGCCGAGTCTGAAGGGACAGGATCTACAAAAGGCTGGGGTAAGCTCAAATCTGGAGCTGGCTGGATTAGCCTTGATTATGCTACTAAACTGAGTTAAGGAGAATCCATATGATAAGTTTCAGACAAAAGGGTGACTTCTCTAAACTGACACGTTTTTTGGAAAAAGCAAAAGAGGTCGTTCGTCTTGGAGATCTTGACAAGTATGGTAGAGAGGGAGTAGCCGCCCTTGCGTCTGCAACCCCTATTGACTCTGGAGAAACTGCTAATTCTTGGCACTACAAGATTATACATAAGAACGGGTCAGTTTCAATCACTTTTTACAATTCAAATATTCAAAATGGAGTTCCTATAGCAATTATTTTGCAATATGGACATGGAACTCGAAATGGTGGCTGGGTACAAGGTCGAGATTACATCAATCCTGCTATCCAGCCTATCTTTGACAAAATCGTAAATGAAGCATGGAGGGAGGTTACTAAGCTATGAGCACAACAATTGATCATAGAGTTGTCGAAATGCGGTTTGACAACAAGCAGTTTGAAGAGAATGTCAAAACTTCTATGTCAACTCTTGATAAACTTAAACAAAGTTTGAATTTGACCGGAGCCTCAAAAGGCTTAGAAAACATAGGCACCGCTGCTAAAAACATTAATATGTCTGGGCTCAGTGATGCTGTAGAAAACGTTCGTCTTAAGTTTTCAGCTCTTGAGGTCATGGCGGTAACAGCCCTCGCCAATATTACCAACTCAGCAATTAATACAGGCAAACAGTTAGTAAAATCACTAACTATTGACCAGGTGACCGCAGGTTGGACTAAATACGAACAGAAAACATCATTCATCCGAACCATCATGAACGCAACAGGTAAATCGATTGACGAAGTAAACGGTTATCTCGATAAGCTTATGTGGTTCTCGGATGAAACAAGTTATGGGTTTACCGATATGACTGCTGCTCTTTCTCAGATGACTTCGTCCGGAGGAGACATTGAAAACCTTATTCCCTTGATTACAGGTGTGGCGAATGCTACGGCATACGCTGGTAAAGGTGCTGCTGAATTCAGTAGAGCAATGTATAATCTAAACCAGTCATATAGTTCTGGATACCTACAATACATGGACTGGAAAAGTTTAGAACTTGCAGGTGTTGCTTCGAAAGAATTAAAACAGATATTCATTGATACTGGTATCGCCATGGGTAAGATAAAAGAGGGAGAAGTTACAATAGGTAACTTTGGCACCACTCTGCAAAAGAAATGGGCCGACACTTCGGTTATGGAAGCGGCATTTGGAAAATTCTCAGAGCTTTCAGAAGAAGCATATAGACTTGTTAAAGCTGGAGAATATGATACGGCCTCCGAAGCGATAGCAGCTTTATCCGGGCAATACTCGGATGTTGCTGAAAAAGCATTTAAGGCAGCCCAACAAGCAAAAACATTTACCGAGGCAATCGACGCCACAAAAGACGCAGTGAGCACCGGCTGGATGAAAACTATGGAGATTATATTTGGTGATATCGAAGAAGCAACTGAGCTTTGGACAGATGTCGCCAATGTTTTATGGGATGTTTTCGCAAGTGGAGCAGAAGCACGTAATGAGATGTTACAGGGATGGAAAAAACTTGGTGGACGAACCGCTTTGATTGAATCATTCTCAAATGCGTTCGAAGCCTTAGGAAAAATAATTACCCCAATCAAAGAAGCCTTTAGGGATATCTTCCCCGCGATGACGAGTGAGAGACTATACGCGTTAACTGAAGGATTAAAAAGTTTCACAGAAAGATTAAAAATCGGAGACGAAACAGCTGATAAAATTAGACGAACATTCAAGGGTTTATTCGCTGTTCTCGATTTAATTAAAGACGCTTTTGGATTTGTTTTCGATGTAGCGGGACAAGTCTTCAGTTTATTTGCTGGACCGACCGCCGGGGGGATTTTAGAACTCACCGCAAGATTTGGCGATTTACTTGTTAATTTACGAGATACGGCCAAAGAAGGAGATATATTTGGTAGAGCTTTTGAGAAAATCCAAACTATCGTTACAACTGTTGCAGATAAAATCAAAGCTGCCATTGATAGAATTGGATCGGCGTTTAAAGGTTTTAAATCTATTGATATGGGACCTTTGGATGAGTTTTCGGAGAATGTAGAAAAAATATTCCGTCCGTTTACTCGTTTAGGGCAGATATTTGGAGCGGCATTTGAAGCAATCGTAAAGGTTCTTGAATGGGCTGCCCCTATCGTGTCAAAGCTCGGAAGTATTATTGGAAAGGCTCTTGGTGCTCTTGCCGATAAAGTAAGCTATGCCGTTGAAAACATGGAGTTTAATGAAATTCTCGATCTTATTAACGCCGGTTTATTTGGTGCTATTTTATTGAGTATCAAGAAGTTCATTAATTCGCTTACTGATATTACATCTGGAGCCGGAGAATTCCTTGAGGGTATAACTGGTATTCTTGATGGTGTCCGTGGTTCTCTGGAAGCTTATCAGAGTAGTCTAAAAGCTAAAACCTTACTTACGATAGCTTCAGCTATTGGTATTTTAGCAGCGGCACTTGTTGTTATCTCCCTTATTGACAGCGAAAAATTATCAACGTCGTTGACGGCCATTACAGTTCTTTTTGTTGATCTTGCAGCCGCCATGATTGCTATTCAAAAGGCGATGGGCCGCGGTAAAATGGCTAAAGTCTCCATCCAAATGATTGCGATGGTTACGGCTATTCTAATTCTATCATTTTCTATGAAAATTCTTGCATCTCTTGACTGGGAAGGAGTAGAAAAAGGCACAGTCGGTATTGCGGCATTGGCCTCGGTCCTTGTCATCGCAGCGAAGTCACTGAATAAGAGTTCTGGAAAACTCATAAAGGGCTCTATCGGATTAATTGCTTTTGCCGCTGCAATTTTGATTATGTCAAAAGCGGTTGAATCAATGTCCGCACTTAGTTGGGATGAATTAGCTAATGGTCTAACTGGACTTACAGTTATTCTTGCTGAAGTAGTCGCATTTACACGTTTTATGGACAATCCGAAACGTATGATCTCAACGGGCATAGGTATGATAGCCCTTGGTGCTGCGATGCTTATATTTGCAGAAGCAGTTGAACATATGGGTCAACTATCTTGGGAAGAGATTAAAAAAGGTCTTATCACAATGGCTGGAGCTTTGACGGCTATAACAATTGCTACGAAGTTCTTACCTAAGGGAATGATCAGCAAAGCTACCGGAATGGTTGTTATGGGGGCTGCCTTGCTTATAATTGGCGAAGCAGTTGGAAAAATGGGTTCGTTGAGTTGGGATGAAATTGCTAGAGGAATTACTACATTGGCAGGAGCTTTAGCTGCTATAACCTTCGCTTTAAATTTTATGCCCAAAAACATGATCGTTAAGGCTACAGGTCTTATTGGGGTTGCTGCGGCACTTACTATTCTTGTTAAACCTCTTCGTGAGATGGGTAGTATGAGCTGGGAAGAGATTAAAAAAGGTCTTGCCACAATGGCTGGTTCAATGATAATACTCACCGTTGCCCTGA